TTTGAGTAGCTGTGACAATAGGAACATTACATTCCACAGCAAGACCCCGAAGCTCCTCAGCAATCGCCTTGACATACGTGTAAGAATTGACAATCGCACCTTTATACCTCGCTGATGCACAGATGTTCAGATAATCAATATAGATTATATCTGGTTTGAAATCTCTTTTAAGAGACAGATCACTTATAAGTGATTTAAAGTGTCCAGCATGTGCTGATGCTGTAGGATACTCTTTGATAATAAGTTTGCCTCTAGTTTTCCTAGAGATCTCCTGAACTTTAGAATTGAAGATAACTTCAGGTAGTTCAGCAATATCTTTGATAGAAACATTTAAAAGATTCGCGTCAATTCGTTCAGCAATTTTCTCCTCTGCCATTTCACATGTAATGTAGAGTACGTTCCTGCCCTGAGTGAGCGCGGCACCAGCGCAATGGCACATGAATAGAGATTTCCCGACACCTGTACCAGCAAGAGCGACACTGAGAGTCTTGTTAGAGATACCACCTTTAGTAATATAGTTAAACTTTTCCAGATCAAAGGGAACCTTCTCTTCTTTGCGGTGGTAGAATTCATAGCGGTCTTTTGCTTGTTCAATGTAATCGTGTCCTATGTGTTCGTCAAACGATACTGCGAGAGCCTCTTGTAAGATACCTGGGATCGCATCCTTTGATATTTTTTTATCGCCTCCGTCTGCGATTTTGATAGAGGACATAAGGGCGAGATAGATTGCTCTGTCTTGACACCATTTTTCTGTCGCATCAATGAGCCATTCGTAGTCAACCCATTCGTCTGTGAGTCCTCGTATCGTCTGTAACGTATCTTTAAACGATTCGTCAGTAAGATCGTTACGATTCTGGACGTTAATCGCCAAGACTTCTTGAGTAGGAATTTTATCATACTTACCAGCGAAGTCCGAAATCTCCTCAAAGATAACTTTTTCATGATACTCTTCAAAATAATCTGCTTTTAAAAAAGGAACTACCTTACGATAATACTCTTCAGTAAAGATGAGATTACGTAAGATAGTTTGTTGAATACGCTCAGTTGCCATAGGAGAATTCTTTCTGTGCTGCTTCTTCAAGTTTATTCATTACTTCTTCCGTAAAATACTTATCGGGATCTGCAAGAATTGATTTGGGATAAACAGAACTACCATCAATCTTAATACGGTTACCAACTTTTTCAAAGACTCCGTATCGTTCACCCAGTTCCAGTAGTCCGTAATACTTGTCAAGTCCACGTTCATCAAAAAATAAACGTGTCTCAATTTTACTACCTTCTTTAGTTAAACGAGACTTCTTTGCCTCACATTTAATAATGTTACCTACAAGTTCAGTACCATCTTTCTCTTTTTTCTTACCCAAATAGATGATAGTAGAAGCAGCATACTTAAGACCTGTACCACCTCCCATCTCCTTCATGGGCACATAGGAACCAATCACGTCATAAGTGTGGTTAGTGACGATCATAGGCACCCCTGCTTGCCCTAGTTTCAGTGTAAGCACCCTGAAAGCACCTTTGATCAACTGACTTTTAGTCATGTCCCTGACCTGCTTATCATTGGCAACGTCTTCCATCTCTTTACTGGTAGATAACATACCAAGACTGTCCAAAACAAACAGCATAGGAACACGTTCATCCTTAGGTTCCTTCATATACTTATCAAGGATCCTGCATGCCTGTGTTCTGAACTCTTCAATAGTAGCAACAGGGAACAGGACCATGCGACTAGAATCAATACCACGACACTCAATCATGTCACGGGAAATGGCGGATTCAGATTCAAAATAAATGACTCCACCGGTAGGATTAGCAGCAAGGAAATTACGAACGACACTAAGAGCAAAAAAAGTCTTCCCCGTGCTTGATTCTCCTGCAAGAGCGGTGACCTTGTTTGAAGGCAAACCTCCATAAAGTGAACCACTAACCAGGGCGTTGAAAATATAAGACCCAGTATCAACATAACCGGTAATATCACCTGCAGCAACTCCTTCACTAACCACGCTAGCAAATTCATTTCCACTATCTTTAATTACAGAATCTAAGAATCCCATTGTTCCTCGTAAAAATTTACATAATTATATTTTTGCTTCATGAGTTTAGAAAACCCAAGAGCAATTTTGTACTCTTCAAAACACTTAATGTCTTGCGGTCCTACCTGCCCCACGAGATGGTTAGTCCATGTGACAACATAGATTTTCTTACTCACTCAAAGAAACTCCCAATAGAGACAGATTTTTTATGAGTCCATCCTATACATTGTAGCACATTTTTGAGCGGTTCCAAGAACGACTTTTCAAACTGTGTCTGGTAGTCCACATACTTTTCCAATCCAAACTCTTTTGGCAAATCTCCAAAGAAACTAACCACATTTTCATGGAGTGGGTTGGGTGTTTTCAAATACATGAATTTAATTTTTTCACCTTCTTGAATCAAAGGATGCTTGTTTTCAATATCATGTTTCTTGACATAATAATTGTATAATAATGCACCCCTTACTGCAATGGGTGTTCCTTTCTGGTAAATCTCATTCGGGTGGCGATATTTTGCCAGGTTGTTGACGCCTCGGGGGAAGGCAACTTCGTTGTAGGGTCGTTCCCTGGTTTCTGCTCTGACAACATTGATGAAATTGATAAGTTCATCATTTGTCTTGCCGATAATAATCTTAAACGCTGCATACAACTTGTCTCTAAAATATGCTGGTGTGGATGACCTAGCAGTTTCAAGACCCATGATTTTCATCTTGGGTTCTTTATATCTAACTCCTTCACTGTCCCATACGTTAAGAATGTAACGCTTCTTTGCAGTCCAGATGCCACGGTCAGCGATATTCTCTCGCTTCATTTGCATCTTCTGATCATATGCCGAAACATAATCTGCAAGTTCTTGATATGAACTCTCAATAAAAGGTTCCAATTTCTCCTCGCAGATCTTATCAAGTATTGATACAATTGCTGCTTTATCACTAGACTTAGCACTAAAAAATTTAGTAACAAGAGGTCCAAGATTAAGATAAATTGAGTCGGTATCGGATGCGATAACATAATCTACACCCTTAGTTTGCAAAAGAGTATTTAGATACCCATTCATCTTGTTCTCAATCCATCTGATGGAAACCTGACCGGATAGAGTGATTGCCTCAGCATTAGCAAGACGATAGTACCTGAAGTGTTCGTTGCCGATAGCACCATAAGCAGAGTTCAAAGAGATCTTCTTTGCCATCTGGATGTTATTACAACGGGCGATCTCTTTCATGAGTTCAACAGTAGGAGTTTTCTCATACTGTTGCTTTGCCTTGATCATCCTCTTCTTGAATATAACACGAGAGTCATACATCTTCTTCATCATTTGTGGCAGGAACCCATGCTTATCTTTACGATACTGAGCTCCATTAGCACACACAGCATACTCACCGTCTATCGTGACCTGCTTTTCAAGGATCTTATCAACTGTAACTGTTGGATGTCTAGATTCCTGTAAGGTCTCGGGAGAGATGTTGTACTGCATAATAAGATGAGGATACAGAGAGTTGAGATCAAAAGACACCACCCAATCATAGAATCCTGGTTTCGGTTCTTTAACATATGCCCCCGCATACTTAGCATCTTTAGTTGCTTCCTTCTTAGGAGGTATAGCAATCTTTCTTTTCAATAGTTCCACATAGATGTAGTTGTCCCACATACGAACCTGTGAGAATACATCCTCGTAGTTTACCTTAGCATCATATGCCATGGTGTATGCAAGTTCAATCAACTTCATCTTATCATCTAGTTGATCTACCAGACGAACATCATGGATGTTATACTCAATGAACTTCTGCCAATCTCCTTCATAGAATTCTTTGAAGGTATCAAACTCTGAGTGATCTAGTTTCTTAGATCCAAGTTCAACAAAAGCAATATGATCTAGACGATATGATTCTTGATTCGTATAAGTGAATTTTCTATAGAGATCATAGTAATCTAACGTAGCAATTCCAGGAAGATCATAAGCAATTTGCTTTCTTCCTTTGATAACAATTTCCCTACACGAAATAAGTTTCCAGGGACTGAGAGTTTTAGTAAACTTCTCGCCAAGAATTCTATCAATACGCCTAGCAATATATGGGATATCAAATAACTGGACGTTCCAACCCGTGATAACATCGGGACAGTTCTCATTCCAGTAGTACAAGAATGCCTGAAGCATGGTTTCTTCAGATGCAAAATGCATATAGTCAACCATGGAATCTTTATTGTCAAATGGACGAGCTCCAAAGACAATAATGCGACCAGTATAAGAGTCCTTAATACTGATCGCTAAGATTTCTTGATCTGCAGTTTCAATGTTAGGGAATCCATTTTCTGCTGCTGTT